GCCAGCCGGTATTCGTTCGGCTTGACGGCTTCCTCATAACGGCAGTAACCGTGTTTGGTAGACAGGTAAGATCTGAGACCGTCAACATTAGTCCGCATATCACGCGGCATGTAGCACGCAATCTCAGCGACGACATTTTTATAGCGCCCATTGGAAAAAATCAGAGCGCCGTTCCTGCCGGGGATCTCAACGATCTCCTCGTCATGCTCTGCGCCGTCAAATGCATTCGAGGTGGCAATATACGCACCAAACTCCGCAGAGCTCTTACCATCTAAAATGAAATAATTCCTCTGCATGCTCATGCGAACACTGCCCTCCTCATGTTGACCTGTGTATTGATTATGTCAGCGACCCGTTCTGCGATGACGCGCTCGTCCTGTCCCTCGGCTCCGTATACGTTTATGGTCACGCCCATGGGCGCGATGGTACCGGCCGCATAAGCGGAATTCCCGCGCACGTTCGCGCTGATCGTGCTCGTGGCAGCGGCTGAGACATCATCCATAGCGTCAGTCACCAGACCGATGTTGTCCTCGATACCTTCAGCAATACCGGCAGGGATAAAGGCACCGATCTCATCCCGCATCAGTTTGGACGGGGACTTGATCCCGAAGAAATCCTTAACCGCCTGGAATGCCTGCTTTGCCGCTTCGAGCGCCGCATCCTTGATCAGTTTCGCCGCTGAGGTGATACCGTTTTTAATGCCCTCAATGATGTCATTACCGATAGCCGGCCAGTCGTACTTGCCGAACTCATCCTTGATGGCATTAATGATTTCCATGATCTTGCCCGGGATCTCCGGGATAGCCTGGATAATACCGGCGAGCAACTGCCCAAGCAGTTCAACGCCCTTCTGCAGGATCTCGGGAAGATGCTGCCCGATGGCGGCCAGGATCTCAGCGATCACAGAAGCGATAGAAGCCGCGATCTCCGGCAGATTGCTGATAATGCCCTGCGCGATATTAACGACCATCTGAACGCCCTGCTCCATCATCTGCGGAAGATTTTCCGCGAGATAATTGATAGCATCCGTCACCAGCTGGCCAACAGCAGTGATCATCTCGGGGAGCCCTTCCAGGAAGCCCGTGGCTGTGCTTGAGACCATCTCAGTGCCCTGTGCCACCAGATCCGGGAGCGCCTCCCCGATCGCAGTGACAACGCCGAGCACCATCTCACCGGCGCGGGCTGCCAGTTCCGGGACGCCTGTCACGATGGCCTCACCGATGCCGGCGATGCCCTGCATGACCATGGCCACGCCGCCGCCCTCATCTCCTGAAAAGATGGTCGTGATGCCGTTCATGACATCGGTAAACGGGCCGAGGAAGTCAGCGACCAGACCGCGTCCGAATCCGCCGATAGCTGTCTGCATGTCCTGCAGCGCGTCCTGATACCCCGCCGCTGCCTTAACTGCATCATCAGACATGACGCCGCCGAGCTCGTTGACCCTGTCCTTCATGGCCTGAGTCTCTTCGGCGGAGGTGTTCAGCAGGGCAGCCATATCCTGAGCGGACCGTCCGAGCAGTTCCTGGGCAAGTGCGGCGCGTTCCGTGCCTCCCTCCATGCCCTGCAGCCCGGTAATGACCCTTCCAAACAGATCTTCCTGAGACAGGCTCATCGCCTCTTCCTGGGAGATCCCCAGCTTCTGGAAAGCATCGGAGCCGCTCGCCGCTGCGGAGGTCAGCTTCTTCATGGCGCCCTGCATGGATCCAATAGAGGACCCGGAATGCTGCAGGACAGCATCCCACTCCTGGTATGCCTTGGCGCTGATACCGATCTTCTGCGATTGTTTGTCGATGGCGTCGCCGTACTCAGCGAGGTCTCCGACCTTACCGATTGCGGCAGTAATTGCCGCACCAATCCCGGCAGCGGCCACCACCGTTTTTATGGTTGAAACTAAACTTTCAGAGAAGATCCCGCCGGACTCCTGCCCGGCGCTTCCAGCTTCGCCCTTCAGGACGTCGCTGATACTCCCCGATATTCCTTCAGCGGAAGGAACGATCTGAACAAATGCTTTGCCTAAATCAGGCATGATTTCCCTCCGTTCTTCGCTTCCACTCCTTCATAAAATCCTCGCCAGAATCAAAGCCCTGCACCTCTCCGGAGCATCCGGACAGGCTGAGGAGCATCGACTTCGGTCTGTTCGTCCCCTCGGCTCCGTCGGAGCTGTTGAGCCACGTTAAGAGGTTCAGGGCGTCCATCTGTGCCATCTGTAAATAGATGGGCATCGGGACCGGGAGGCCGCCGAGTATTGTGCGGATCCGCGAATCTTCCCGGAGCCCTGCCGCCAGTGTCGCCGCATAGGACGGCTTCAGCTGCCGGTAGTCATAAACGTGATAGGTCTCCGCAAAGTCGCAGATCAGAGCGTCCTCGTCCGCCGCCATCATCATGGCGAGGGTCAAGAGTTTTTTGCGTTCTTGCTTTCCGCTCGCACGGTCTTGTAGATCTCCGCGATCTCGTCACCGACGCGGGAGAATGCCGCACGGCCTTTCTCGTCCTCACAGTGCCGGAGGAGGGCCTTTTTCTGGTCCTCCCCCAGCATCAGGGAAAGGAGGGTAGAGAAAGCCGAAACGTCACCGTGCTGAGCACGTCCGAAAGCCTCAAGGAGGTAGAAGTCCTCGAGACTCACCGGATCCACGGAAAACTTAAAGCCTGTTTTTGTGGTGCCTTCGATCATCTTCGCCTTCATTCGGATCACGCTTTCAGGATGTACTCGTAATGAGTATTGCCGGCAGAGTCAGGCTGTGCGGACACAGTCATCTGATAGCCGACAGCTGCAGAGTCGGAGTAGGTCACATCACCGATAGCAGTGAGCTTACCGCAGGGGATGACCACACGCTTCGCAGCGCCGTCACGCATTGCGATATCGAAGACCCACACACCGTCGACCGGCTCGTCGCTGTTGGCGCTGATCGTGATCCCGGTCGCAAGGGTACCGGACACGTTATCCTCGCCGAAAACGACCTTCAGGACGTCCACGTTCAGCACCTCGATGAGGGTAAACGCGAAGGTATCCGCCTTGTCGGTCTGGATGTTCAGGACAGTATCTCCACCCCATGCCTTGATGGCGGTATTGCTGATCGCGCCGCTGTTGACCAGGCCCGCATCGGAGACATAGCCCAGCTCATCAAAATCAGTCAGGGCCGCAGAGGTGCTGGTCGGGAGCGTCGTGCCGAGTGCGGCATGGTATACAGCGCCGCCGACTTTGGCTTTTCCGGCGCTTACATTGCTCACAGTAGGCATTGAAAAACCTCCTTAATCGTAAAAAATGACATCGAAGACTGCCTGATAGCGGTAGCGCTTCGATGCCGTATTCGTGTAGTTATAATCGGAGTTGAGCGTCACCTTGGAGATCTCGTCCAATGTAATCGCGCTCTCCATAGCGGCCTTCACTCTTTCATTCAGTGCCGCCGCCTCGTACATTGACGGCGCGTAACTCTGCACCGCGAGAGTCGCGGAGCTGATGTGGTTCGTTTTGCCGCTGCCTGTCTTCTCGATCAGGACGTAGGTCTCCGGCTTTACTTCCGGCTCCTCCATGAGAACCGGCTCCGTGAGCCCCCCAGAGAGGTAGTCCTGGATAATTTTCTCAATCATTTCGCCACCTCCCCGACAGCTTTCAGCAGATCATTGTCGAAACGGTCTGCAGGCTGGTACACCATGGCATTGACACGGTTCCGCCCGGTGTAAGTGTCCACCTCTGCTCCGTCTCCATAGCTGTCCTTTACTGCCTCGGCAAACTCTGCACAGATGGCAGCCATCTCGGGAGAGGTGAGGAGCTCATGGACGCCTTCCGTGTTCAATTCAAAACGGAAATCAGCCATAGCGCTCGACCTTCACTTTCTTGTTCCATGCCAGAGGGATAAGGCTGCCGATGCCCTGCGTGGGCTCTCCGATAGTGCGGAACCGCTCGCCGAAGAACTCGACAGTCCTGTCCGTCCAGATGTTGGCATCTTCCTTCGGGATGGCGAGAGTATATGCCAGTTTCTTCCCGGTGAGGTTGAGCGTGTCGGTAATCTCCTGCGTGGACGGTTCGCCGATCAGAACATTGTCGACCGGCACAGCCGTTTCCGTGTAGACCGGATGGTTGAAGGCATCGGTTCCAGTCTGGGCCTTGTCATACAGGATGACCGTTACACCGTGGAGTCTGCTTCCCATAATTCCACCGTCCCTATTCTCTGGCGCCGGAGCCCGAGCCGCTTCAGGTCGTTCCGCATGATCGCGCCGGAAATGCCGCCGCCGGGGATCGCATAAGTGCCGCTCCATGTGTAGCCGAGCGCCCCCTGCGATTCCTGCGTCATTGGATCGCCGTCCTGAGACTGCCGCATGGCCCTTGCGACCACATCGACCGTCACGAGCCTCACCACGCTTGCATAGGACGCGCTGGCAGCGACCATCGTGTCCATATCCTTGCCGACCTTCTCCGCCTCATAGCGCAGGGCGTCGGACACAAGCGGGAGAAGCGTCAGGATGCGCTCCTGTTCTTTCGCCGTGTAATCCTTGCCGGTCAGACTCTGCACATCGGCAAGCGTAGCAAAGTTGCTCATTTTTTCGATGCTCCTTTCGTCTTCCGGGCCGCGGTCTTAACAGGAATAGAGGGAGCCTCGACGGGCTCCCAGTTCTTTCCTGTAATCTCACTTGCTGTCTCGATCACGACGCCGGTCTTAATGTGCCGGTACTTCATCAGGTGGTAGTCACCTTAACACGTGCGAAGTGATCAGCGGCAAGGATGCCCCAGCCGATGTAAGCCTCGGCGCGGAGGCAGACCTCGTTGTATCTCTTCAGGTCGCGGGAACGGCCGTCCGGATCGCCGTACTGAATGACCTCCAGCGGGATGTTGGCTGCATAGCCCCACTTAAAGGCATTCTGGAAGTCTCCGGCGTAAATGTGCGGGGTAGTCGTAGCCGCTGCCGCCTTCATCGGAACAGTAGCATTGACGTCGGAGCCCATGCCATAGAAGGCGTTGGGGTTCTGGCCGAAGCGGAACTCCGGATACTGAACCACGCCGTTGACCTTGATCGCGGCCAGAGCAGCGCCGGCAGCCGGAGACATTGCGATACCGGTCACGACGCCGCCATCAGCCTGAACAGCTGCGATAGCCGCATCGATATTGTCGTCAACAGATGCCGCCACATAGGTCACATCATTACCGGTGCAAAGGCCGTCGAAGCTGTTCGTGGACTGGAAGGATGCAGCAGTCAGATCCGCCGGATTCAGGCCATGCAGGGCTGCGATATCGAGGCCGCGGGCGATCTTCTTAGCGAAGCCGTCAGCAAAGGTCTGCAGAGTGGGAATCCGTGCCTCATCAGAAGCGCGAAGGAACTCATCAGAGACTCTCGCCTGGTAGACGAACTTGATCGGTCTGATCACGACCGGGGTAGTGGTTGCAGTGTTGGCCGGCTTTGCAGCGCCCTCACCTACGATGGAAGCCTCGCCGTCGAGGTTGAAAACGAATTCAGTAATACCGTTGAACGGGATCGGGGTCTGAGCAGACAGCTTCGCCAGGGAGCTGTAGCCGCGGACTTTAGAGAACATCTCAGAAACGAGAGTGGTCGGGAAATTAGTAGATGCGTTAAGAGTAGAAGCGGGCATGTTATACCTCCTTAGATGTTGTTGAGTGCCGCAGAGACTGAAGCCCATGCGGACGCCTCAGAGTTTTTTACATTAGGTTCGCTCGATCCGAGCGGCGCGACCGGCTTTGTATTGCCGATCAGTTTGGCCATCGTTTCAGCGTCAGCCTTGATCGCCTTCTCATCGTCGCCGGTGAGGCGGCTTGCCATTTGGTACGGAAGCCCCATCTCAAGCGCCACTCTGGTTTTTACCGAGGCCGTCTCGTAGTCGTGGACCTTGGCGTTCAGACCGTCGACAACAGCCTTATGGCCGTCGATGGTCTCTTTCTGCTTCTGGAGCTGTTCCGTGAGGTGAGTGATCTGCTTCTTAAGGTCGTCATAATCAGCGTATTTTTCGGCCGCCTGACGTTCAGCACGTTTGACGCGCTCGCCGATGATCTTGTCGAGCTGTTCCTGAGTTTCGATTACAGTAAATTCTGCCATTTTTTGTTCCTTTCCCGATTTCCGGTCGGTATCCGTAAAGTATTAAAAAAGCACCCCGAAGGATGCCTTAATAACTGATTTTCTGCTTTTTCTTTTCTGCCTTTGTGTCAGAGCAAATCCAGTGCGCCAGGATCATGCTGTCCAGGAGCGCGATGTCCGCACCGTCAAGCATGGAACGATACCCGAGTCCGCCGTTCGCGCCGATCTTCCGCCGTTCGCAGTTGCTGACCACCTGGGTGACCGCTGACTGCTTCATGTGCTGGAAGGTCGCCTGCTCCATCGCCATATCAAAGACACTGTTCGCCTTGATGACCTGCGGGATCGTAACGACTTCAGGCTTCTTTATCCCCGCGCTCTTTGCGGCATCCAGAAGGACGTCCGTGCCGTTCTTGCCATCGACCACAGCCTTGCGGATGTCGGCCTCTGCCAGGAAAGACACGATCCAGCCCACGCCGCTCCGGATCGGTCTGCAGCCGATGACCTCGCAGAAGATCTTCCCCTCTGCCGTCCGTACCGCGACCGCCAGTGCTGCGTTTTCGCCGTCTATGCCGAATTTGATGCCGGCGAAAAGCGGGCCTGTCAGTTTCGGCAGTTTCGGCGTATCCAGCTGCTCCCATTCGTTCCGGGATATCGCGCTCTTCTGGTTGTACTTTATCCACAACCCTAAACGCTGGATGTTGAAATCCGTCTTGTCTTCGCCGATCTCGGAGCGGATCGTGCGCTCCTTGAGGATGGTCCCGAGCGAAGGATTGGTCTCATACCAGAGATCTACATCATCCACCGGAGACATCTCCGGAACTGACCACTCAGCCCAGCCGGACTCATAGCTTTCCGACTGGAGGACGCGCTTTCGGTAATTCGGGAATACCGTGCCGGCGGAAATGGCTGTCGGCGGAGTCCCAAACATGATCGTCTGGGGGTTCGGGGAGTCAGTGACGACATATTTCAGCGCCGTCTCCTGTTCTGGGGTGTACTCCTGAGCCTCGTCGATGATCAGAAGGTCGTATCCTTCGCCAAGCCCGCCGGTCGAGGTCCGTGTGCGGAACTCTATGGCGCTGTCCTCTGTGTAGAGGTGCTCCTTGCCGAAAGCCCGGAAGGATGATGTTATCTCGATATCTGATTTCGCGCAGAGACGGCTGAGCCTGTCCCAGATGCTGTGCGCCGTGCTTGCTCTGTGTGCCGTGTAGAGGATGCGCTCCCCGTTTGCCAGGCCATATATACACCGCGCAAGGACCATTTCCGACTTGCCGTTGCGTCGCGGTATAGCATAGCCAAACTTCTGATGCACCCACAGGCCGTCGTCGTTTACGGCCATGATGTCATAGGTCAGCGCCACCTGCCACTCGAGCATGGTTTTCTCGGAAGCGTTATAGAGCTCGACCGCCTCCGGGCCTTTTGTATCCTTATAGGGCAGAATTACGGACACCGTCGGGGTTTGTCTCCCGACTCTGTCCATATCCTACTCCTCCTCGTTCCCTGCCGGGTCCTTGTTCCGCATAATCGCCCCTCCCTTATACGTCGACCCAGTCAGTGCCTCTCGACACCGTGTGGGTCTTGCCGACATGGTAATCTATAACGCAAAGACAGCCGGGATGCCGTTCAAAGCACCCGGCGTCATATGCTTCCCTGTAATTGTCCCAGTCACCGCAGCGTGATATACACCAGTGACAGTCTTCGGAGTATTTCGTCCCGGCCCGGAGCCCGACGTCGGAATAGGTGCGGACGATGTGGACATCGAGCCCCATCTCCGCATGAGCCTCCGAGTTCTTCCGGACGGTCTCGTCGACCGCGCCGAGCGTCCTCTGGTTGACAAGGTTCTGAACAAATCTGATGTCCACCAGTTTGCCGGCCAGCTCCTCGGCCATCTTATCTGCATAGTCCGGATCGAATTCCGGGCGGAGCGTGCCGATGCTCAGCTTGGCTTTCTGGTTGACGGACCTCTGCGCCATCATAGCCACGGTGGCCGAGTCGTCATAAGCACGCCTCAGAAGCGGCTGCAGGACCATGGCGAGGTCTGCCTCGTCGATGTCCGTGAAGTCATTCCCAAGGGCGCTTGCAAGGGCCTTCCCGAGGCTCTCAGCGTACTTCTGGGCATCCTCGAAGCCCGTGATCTCACGCGCCATCTTCTTGCTCCGCAAATAATTGCGGAGAATCACCTTTGCGTCTTCCATGTCAGATACCTGTCAGCTCTCTGAGCTTGTCCTGGGAGAAGTACTCCGGGAAGCTCGTCTGGATCTTCTGCACCGCGTCGCCGATACCAGAGAGCGCCGTGATGTCCGGCTCGAAGATCGGCGCCCACATCAAACGGGTGTTGCTCAGCTGGTTCCTGGCGAAACTGTAGTCGTCCCGGATGCAAGCAGCCAAATATCCCGCATTCAGCAGGCCGACTCCGAGCGTCCTCTGTGCCTTCCTGGCTGTCAGCCTGAGCGTCTCATGCGCTGCCCTGATAGCCTCCGAACTCGAAGGATTGTTGCTCGGGAATCCCAGGTCGTCGAGCGTCAGGCCCGTTTCTCCGGCAAACAGCCCGGCAAAGACCCGGAGTTGTTCGGAGTGCGGTGTCTGCGGGGCGACCTGGAACTGACCGACCACAGGCTTGTCGCCGTCGTCGTCCTTATCGATCCGGAGCATGGAGGACA